ATTTTATTCTGATAAGTTGCTGCTGTGAGAGTCAATGCCGCCGATTCAGCCGTAGCAGCCAAAACATCTGCCAAAGCTGAACCAACTGCTGCTCCGCCAAGACCATACTTGAAGGTCAAAGCACTGGTCTTTGCCCCATTGGTAGCTCCACTGTAAATCTTGAGAATGGCTCCTACTCCGGTGATTGCCCCAAACATAAGAACAATCACTGCCCGAAGTGCCTTTGCCATGTTAATCGAATCACCATCAACACCCGCATTGATATCCGCAGAGTTGATGAGAGGAACGAACTTATATCTCTTAGGAATGTTCATATCATCACCTCCTTATGATCTTGTCGCAATGGCGACGAACGGGGAAAGCGTTGTTGACGAGTAACGTCCCGACAATTGCTGAGGCCACCAAGGTTGGCCATCCACACGGAATACAAACCGGACCTTTTGTTCGTGTAGGATCGCAAGTCCTACACCGCCTTTCGGCAGCTGCATGTTTCCATGCAGAGCAGACTATATCATCATCCTTCTATGTAAGATAGGATGTCTTGCGCTTCGAGAACCATTAGCTTGTTCTCTACTCCCTGTCGGGATAGTCGTTGAGCTTTCAGGGAGAGATTCCTTAATCATTCTATAATAAATCCTTTTCATTTCTTCTCTCCAAGCTTAGTTCAGGATTGTCCACTACGCTGCTATCGCATATTCGTAGTTAGGAGTTTCCCTGAGTTCACAAGATTTGCTACGAATATCACTATTCATAGGCCCTACGTTTAAGGCAACTTGGTCATCCATATGTTCATGCAGGATCGCAAGTCCTACACCGCCTATTAAGGCAGCTGCATGTTTCCATGCAGAGCAGACTATATCATCATCTCCAAAGAGATGCCCTGCGCTTCCACTTCCATTAGCTTGAAGTGTACTTCCTTTCGGAATAGTCGTTGCGCCGTCTCGAATTTTACTGTTCCGTATTTGGTATATTCGAGCTTGGTTCATGATTGTCCTCTTTAAGCCGCGTTTGCGTACTCGAAGTTAGGAGTTCCCATGAGTTCACAGGGTTCTTCAATACGAGTCACCTCGTAAGGGATCATTTTTGCATAATCAAACTTCAAATGTATACTGGAAGCGAACTTCATGCCACCAGCAGCACCCGCCCTCTGGCCAACCAAATACTGCGTCCAATCGGCGAAGAGGATATCCCCTTTGGTCCCCAAAGTCTGACAATGTTCAGTCCAGATAAGGGGTTTGCCCATCAAGGTATCATACGGACGCCCGGACACACCACCTGCCGGCAACCACACCGGAACACCACCCGTACCAGTCTGAAGGCTCATCGAAGCCAACTGCTGGAAGGTATCTTCGTTCGCCATCCAAACAGCGTCTGCCTTATTCCACATACGAGCGTACATCTTGATAATGTTCTCAAACCTTATGTTCATTTGGATTCGCAAATTCCAAATCGCCTTTACAAAGGCAGCTGCATGTTTCCATGCAGAGCAGACTATATCATGAACTTCGTAATAAAGTTCCCTCGCGCTTCCAATGCCATTAGCTTGCATTGTACTCCCTATCGGGATAGTCGTTGCGCCCACGAGAAGTGCCATATTCATATTGTAATTTCCCATTTTATTAGCACTCCAAGCTTGGTTCATGATTGCCCTCTTTAACTAGCATACGCATATTTAAAGTTAGGGGTTCCCATGAGTTCACGAGGTTCTTCGATACTCATCACTGAGTAAAGCGTCTCTTCTGAAACGATAGTAGTTGCGTCCTGTCCGGCTTCCTTATCAACCGAAATCAGACACGGAGCATTGATAACTCCCAAGGGCTTCCCCGCTCCCGTACCATTGATAAACACGTTGTCCATCTGCCAAGCAAGAGCTTCAGTGAACATACGGGTAAGAATGGGTTCGAGGGAAATCGGAGAATCTTCCATGATCTCATCCGTCGCATAGGCAAGTCCAGCAATCTTCCGAAGACGAAGCTGAATCTTTCCAAACTCAGGACGAGCCTCATTCTTCTGCCCAGCTTCATCAAGCCACTTGAACTCGATTCCACCATGCAGAGTACCTGACGAACGATCAAACCCCGAAATGTAGGGGATATTGATAACGTTCGTCGCCATCGGGATCATCATAGCCATATTGAGAATATTGGATCTCTCAACAGCTACTTCAAGGATGTTGTTCCGAAACTCTTCGGGAATAAGGTATCCACCATATTCAACATCCCCTTCGACCAATCCCGTTCCCGCTGCCTTGGTAACAATGGACTTCACATCCAGTGCTTCAAGACGCTTATCGATGTTACGGCCATTACTAACAGCCGCATCACGAACGTTCATAGCGAATTCCGAAAAGCACTTATACCCTGCTTTCGGATCTTCGGTTTCCGGTTTCAGATCCGGGTCCTGGATAATAAGATCTTTGACATTGATCTTCTGTTTCAGAACATCCTGAACGACGTTCTTAACGGTATCCTGAAGACCATCCGTCAGGGCCTTTCCCTGTGCCACAAGAGCAGCTTCCACCTGAGAGGTGATAAGAGCCTTGAGTTGTTCTTCGGTCATTTTCATATTATTATATCCTCCTGATAAGTTTTGTGGTCATTTTCCATTTCCGGCACTCGAAACCTTATGGACTTATCAGACCTATTTCCGTTTACATTACAACCTTTCCCAACGCCTTATTGACTTCTTCTATTGTCTTATCCTTCACAGTAGAGGCGACGTTCTTAGCCGCTCCGATTACAGCACTGGAAATGATATCCGACACAGTTTTCTCGTCAAAATCGAAGTCAACTTCAGTATCCTTTTCAACAATCTCGATACCGTCGTCGTCCTCTACTTCCGCATCCTTCTCTTCCGTAACGATTTTGTCGTCTCCCGGCACTTCCTCTTCAGAAACACCTTTCCCTGTACTCGGTTCCGGCGAATTTACAGAGTCCAGCAATTCCTGTAGAGAATCCATTGCATCAGACATCTGACTGATACAGTCCTCAATCATAGTCTGATTAGCCGCACTAAGAACACGTCCGGCTTTTTCTTCTATATCGTCGTCAACGTCTTTCTCTGTGTTATCAAGATCGTCAACTTCTTCATCTGATTTCCCTTCCAGATCCTCTTCATCAATATCCTTCGCTTCAAGAATATCCTCATATTTCTTTGTTATCCACGCTTCTTCTACTGCTACCGGCGTATCAGCAAAAACAACCGTCTTAGCTGCAATGTCGTATGTGTATTCCTGACGAAATGTTTTCGTAGTGCCTTTGAAACTTACCCTGAAAATACAAATCCCATTAGGATAAGAGTTCGGGTAAATGTCCACAACATAAATATAAGGAGAATTTGGGTATGACTCCGAGGACACAATATTCGCACCATCTGTTGGCCCCAAAGTTAAAGATGAGTAGCTACCAGCAGCCTTGTCAAAGAATCTGCCAAGGACATTCAGAATGTCATAAACAGAAGGAAGCCCAGTTTCCGCATCCAAGGTCTTTTCCTCAACATTCTCAACATCCTTCTTCTTTGCTACCGGGGGGTTCTTTTTATCCCACATCATCTGACAAGCTTCCGTTTGATCCTTTCCATCTTTCTTACACTGAGAGGTCATCTTTTTGTCACTCGTACAACGTGCCATGAAATCTTTCTCAGTTTCCTTGTCAGTGGGCATCATATCCATCTTACCCATTTTTTCTTCGTTTGTCTCCCCATCTATGGGAGTATCATTCTTGACTTCTTCTACAATAGTTTCTTTAACAACTTCAGGAGTCAAATCTTTTTCGTCCATCAATACTTCCAATTCCTCTTTCAAAGAAGCATCCTTGATTTTACCCGATTTCACGCATTCTACCAAAGCATCCGGTAAAGAAGGAATCGTAACGCAGGAGATTTCAAACAACTCAACTGACTTGAAAACCTTCTTTAAACCCTTATATCGTTCCTCCGTAGGATTCTCTATAAACCCACCCGCTTTTGGCCTAAATCCGACCGAGAAGGCATTCATTATCCCTTCCTTGTAAAGTTGATATACCTCTTTACCACGTTCAGTGTTGGCGAATTTTGCCTTGAATTTCAGGCCATTCGGATCAGCTTTTACCCACAAGACTTTTCCTATAGGCGGGCGAGAAAGATCATGGGAAAGACACAAAATTGGATTTTTCCGATAATTATCCAGATCCCAGGCTGAAGCTTCAATAAGCTCTTTGTCTCTATCAGGAAGAGGTTTACTTCCCCAGCCGACAATTGCACTTTCTGCATCAATACTTTCTGTAGAAGTAGCTTGCTTATACACAACTTCCAGTCCCTTATCATTCTTACAAATTACTGAATACCTCATAGGTTCCTCCGTAATGTTCTTTTTCATTTACTCCTCCTATTATTCTTAGTATGTTTTTATGCCCTTCAATTCTCACGTTTTTACGACTATTTTTATGATCTAATCTACCAGAGGATCATACCCTAAAACGTCTATTACTTCTGGTGGAGTAACAGCATTTGGTTCGTCTTCATCATCTGGGGAACAGTTCTTTAATTCTCCTTCTCCTGGTCCTACAAAATCATCAAAATACAGATCTGGCAAACTCCCTTGCTTTGGCATTATTTCCCACTCCTCCTTCTAAGTGTCAATACTTTAGATTTTTTCTCTCCCCATCCAGATTTCTTCCAATCCGCAAATACGTGTGGATCGATGTATGTATTTAATGCTTCTTTAAACGGGGCGGTTTTCTCAGAATGATGCCCTAACAATTTCCCTACATAACTGCCTACTTCCTTTGTTTTTTCCTTATAATCTTTTTCTGTTTTGGGGGGCTTCATATTTTCCATATAGCCAACAGCCCACTGAGTAGCTCTTAATTTCCTGAAATTCTTAGGTGTATAA